CTAGAGAGTCCAGCTTCTGAAGTCCGTATACGACGAGCAGTTCTCTTATGCCGCAGAAGAAGACAGGGTAAAGGCGGCGTTGCGGCTTGTTCCCGGTGGATATGGATGGATTTGATATGACCAATCGTGTAGTCGGGAAATACGCTCTCGGGATTTGTGACCGTAGTGGGCTTACTCACAAGCTGAAGGACCTCTACCCGCAGGTCGTGGATGGCAAGGATTCGGGGCTAAGAGTTTCCAGATCAATGCTTGATCAGGATCAGCCGCAGAATTTCCTTGGCGAGTTCCCGATTAGTGATCCGCAGACGCTACCGTTCACGCGAACCGATACCAATGTGGTTTCGCAGAGAAGGATTGATTGGAACTGGAATCCGGTTGGTGACAACAATGGCCTTTCAGCCCTGTATGGGTTCTCCACGCAGACCAGTATGCAGGCGACCGGGGAAGTCGGCTCTGTCACGGTGCTGCTAAGTTAGCGGAGGGCTCTTATGAATTATTCCACGCTCGTGCAGGCTATCAAGGATTATACGGAGAACACCGAAACGACATTTGTTAACCAGATTGATGAGTTCATTAGTCAGGCAGAGCTTCGTATTCTGTTTGATGTCGATCTTCCGTATTTCCAGAAAAACTCTACCGGCACGACGACCGACGCAAATTCCTATCTTGGCAAGCCGACTGATTTTCTGTCGGCTAATTCGTTGGCGGTGGTAAGCAGCGGGAATGTTTATTCGTACCTGTTGCCGAAGGATGTTTCGTTCATGCGGGAGGCAAACCCCGATACGGATACGAAGGGGCAGCCAGAGCATTATGCCCATTTCGACGATTCGGCATTCATTCTCTCTCCCGTACCTGACGCAGCCTACACGATGGAGCTTCATTACAAGTACAAGCCAACCGGGCTCTCCTCATCTACCACCACTACTTGGCTTGGAGATAATCTGCCGCAGGCCCTGATGTATGGATGTTTAGTGGAGGCTTATACCTTTATGAAGGGTGAGCGGGATGTCATGGAGATGTATATGCTCCGTTACAAAGAAGCTCTCATGCAGGCAAAGATGCTTGGCGAATATAGTGACAGGCGCGATTCCTACAGAAATGGCAATCCCGTTCTAAGGACCGCCTGATGTTCCCGTTGGAAGGCGGTGTTGGCTCGCCAACTGTTGTTACCAGTGTAAATGGTGGTTTGTCTGCGGAGCAGATCACAATGCTTTGCTGTAACAAGATTGTTCAGATTAGCGAAAGCGCCGCCCCGGAAATAAGGGAGCAGGCTCTGGCCTTTCGAGCCAGTCTGGAGGCTATAGTACATGGTTATGTTTCTCAGGCTAAGAAGGAAGAGAGAGAGACTTGCGTGCAAATAGCTGTCAGAGGCGGTTACCCGGAACTGGCAGAATTACTCAGGAGTTTTTAAGATGTCGATTACACAGGCGATGGCGACTTCGTTCAAGAAAGAGCTTCTGGTGGGGGCGCACGATTTCGATCTGTCTTCCGGAGATGCGATGAAGATCGCCTTATACAGTAGTACGGCGAGTTTGAGTGCTACTACGACGGCATATACAACCAGCGCCGAAGTCACTAATACGGCTGGGACAGCCTATACGGCTGGAGGTCTTGCCCTGACCAAGGTGGACCCGGCGATAAGTGGGACAACGGCTTATGTTGATTTTGCCGATGCGACATGGGCGACGGCGTCATTCACGGCGCGTGGTGCGTTGATTTACAATACAGCGCCGAACACAACTTCTGGCTCTTTGACCAATCCGGCAATTATCGTTTTGGACTTTGGGGGGGATAAGGCAGTTTCTGTTGGGACTTTCACGGTTCAGTTCCCGACCGCAAGTGCAACGGACGCAATCATAAGGATCGCATAGGATTAGACTGATGAAAATCTCGAAGGCCACCGTTCCCATAGTAGTTGCTTTTGTCACCGGCCTTAGCCCCTTGGCCGTCATTATGACTCAGGGGTATATGGAGGAACGGCGCGTCGAGCAGGCGTATCAGGACGGGCGCATCGATGCCTCCATGCTGCGGGATCACGGCTTCTTCGTTCACGAGGATAGTTGGGTCCGCATTGTCATACCGGGACTTCGGATCAGTGAGGAAGCGCGAACCCTTCTCGACATCAAGTTCAGAGCGTTTTACCGCGCTCTCAGCACACTCGTTGAGCAGAACAGGTTCGAGGAGATGAACGCTCAACAGTTGCACTCCGTTCTCACCCGGAACCTCAATGAGACGGTGGTCTCGTATTCACGCGATGCCATCAATGCCGGAGTTTCACAGGAGTTCATGGATGAATTTAATCGCTGGCACGCCCGCACCGTGGACGTTCTGGTGAGAGCCATCGAGGAAATCAGCTTCAGCCCCGCGTTTACCGACAATAACGCGAGGATATTCTCCATCCTGTCGCAGTACGAAGTGGCGCTTGCCGCCACCATTGATGATCTGGCACTCCAGTTATGGGCGCAAAGCGAGTGAGCCGTCTGTGAGGTAGTCTGATATGGCTGGGTTTGGCCGATCCACATATGGTTCTGGCCCATGGGGTGAGCCAGACGCAACTGTAGCTACACCTACCGGTATTGCGGCAACGGGCGCTGTCGGGTCCGTTGTAATAGAGACGGTTTACGCGGTAACCGGGATTGCGGCGACAGGTGGTGTCGGATCAGTTGTAGTCGAGACGGCATATCTTGTAACCGGGATTGCTGCGACAGGTAGTGTCGGTTCCGTTGTAACCAAGACGGCATATCCCGTAACCGGGATTGCGGCGACAGGTAGCGTTGGGTCGGTCGTAATTGATATTGCGACGGTCCATGCGGTAACCGGGATTGCTGCGACAGGATCAGTTGGTACTATAGATTGGTGGTTTGTGGATGATGGTCAGACGCCAAGCTGGTCGTCTATTGATGACTCTCAGACGCCAAGCTGGTCATCGGTTGATGGTTCACAAACGCCAGACTGGACAGAAATAGCTGCATGATGAAGGTGTAATATGGCAAGTACATATACTGCGAATCAGGGCATTGAAAAGCCTGCAACCGGTGATCAGTCGGGGACATGGGGCGGTACGGTCAATACCAACATGGATATCATCGACCGTGCCGTTTGCGGTGTCGGCGCTCTTACATTAACCGGATCGACCACTACCCTCACCACTACGGATGGATCGTTAACTGACGGGATGTACCGTGTGTTGGTGCTTGGGGATGGAGGTGATCTCGGTAGTAATAACACGATCACCATCGCTCCCAATGATCAGGATAAATTGTATCTGGTCTATAACAATTTATCAGCCAGTCGTGATGCGATCTTCTCGCAGGGGACGGGTACGAATGCCACTGTTACTAACGGTGCAAGTGGTTGGATATATGCGGACGGTGCAGGTTCGGGCGCTGCGGTTACTCTTGCCATCCTGAAGTCTGCGCTTGTGCCAACCACGCTCACCGATGGGGGAGTGCTTCTGGGCTCCGGTACCGGTGAGGTCACAGCAATGTCAGTCCTCGCTGACAGCGAGATGATTGTAGGCGATGGGTCTACTGATCCTGTTGCGGAAAGTGGTGCCACCCTGCGGAACTCAGTGGGTGTGGGAACTGGTGATTCTCCCCAGTTCACGAATCTGACGACCACCGGCCATACACAGCGGTCCCTGGCTACGGGTATTACTGCTGGAACTACCCAGACCATGGCTGGAGCAACTGCCTTAACCAAAGACATCAATATCGTGACGGTAAATGGCAACGACGACGACGGGGTTGCCTTGCCGACTGCTGTGGCTGGCAAAGAGGTTACGATCATAAACTCTGACGCTGCCCAGAGGCTTCAAGTTTGGCCTGGGAATGGCTTTTCTGACACGATTGATGGCGGCTCTGCTAATGCCGTGGATGCGAATAAGTTAGCTGCGGGGGGAGTGCGTACTTATACGGCTGACGGCTCGACGAATTGGGTGACGGCCACCAACCCCGCAATCTCCACGCCTGTAGGTGTAGCGAGTGGTGGTACAGGAGCAACTTCACTAACCGATGGCGGAGTGCTTTTAGGCTCTGGCACAGATGCCGTTACAGCGATGGGGGTGCTTGCCGACAGCACGATGATTGTTGGAGATGGGTCTACTGACCCAGTAGCTGAGTCGGGTGCGACTCTACGAGACTCCATCGGGGTAGGCACGGGTGACACCCCCACGTTTGCTGGCATCAATCTCGGAGATACCGATCTTGATGATTATAAAGTGGGGACTTGGACCCCCGCCATCACCGCAGCTAGTGGTTCAGGAACAATCGTTTACGGCACTCAGGATGGAAGTTACACACGGATCGGCAATTTAATGTTCCTCCGGTTTGAATTGCAAACAACTGACATAGCTTCACGCACGGGGGTTATTGAGTTCATAACTGGCCTCCCTGTCTTATCAAAGATTGCTCCAGTTTTAATGTCTGGCGGCGGTGCTGCCTCATATTGGTCTGGGTTCAGTCTCCCAGCTTCGGGAGAGACTGTCTTTTTGTGGGTGGAGGACGGAACCACAAACATTAAGGCGACGATAAACGATAGTGACAGCACGCACACCGAAATGGACATGTCAGAGTGGTCAGATAATGGACGTATTTGGGGATCAATTTTTTATGAAATAGAACCCGGCTACTAAGAAGGGAGTACGAAATGAAAATTAAGACTTTAGTAATTGACTACGAAGAAGATGAAAACGGTGTGCCAAGACCTAGGTCTGCGGCTCACCTACACTTGCAGCGGGAAGCGTCTGATCCTCCCGAATATCTTTTTTCTGCGAACGGCACTCCAAAGCCTGCTGTTCACACGGCTGAAATCAATTTGCTTGACCCAAGGCCAGAGGATGATCCGAATGTTAATCTCACCCCTGAAAAAATAGCCCAAATTAAGACTGATGCTACGCACCATGCCAAAGACGGCATCTACATCGACTGGGACAAACAAATTGAGGCCGCAGACAATGAGGTTGCGTTGGCAACGAAGGACGGTTCGGCTGAACGCTTGAGGGAGGCCGAGGAGTGGAAAGCGGTGGCTGATGGCCGGGTGTCGGCAGATTGGCATACTTGGGCTAAAGCTAAGTTAGCAAGAGGGTAGTCCTCCAATGAGAATCCCCTCCATAGGCAACTAATAGATGTGGTGATGTGCGATGCCTCTTCAAAAACTCACATTCCCGCCGGGGGTCTTCAGGGACCAGAATCGGTTTGCTACTGACGGACACTGGTTTGATTGCGACAAGATCAGGTTTCGTTCTGGGCTCCCTCAAAAGATTGGGGGTTGGCAGAGATACAGTAACGATACTACTGACGGTCAGATCAGGATGCTGTTCAACTTCATTACTCTGGATGCGAATGATTATCTCGCCATTGGTTCTTCTCAGAGATTCTATATTGAAGAAGGTGGAACCTTTAATAACATCACTCCGTTGGCTAAGACTTCCAGTCTCGGTTCAAATCCGATCACTACAGGAAGCGCAGCGAGCGGGGAGATAACTGTCACGGACGCTGATCATGGTGCGGTCCTGAATGACTTTGTCACCCTCGCCGGGGCCACCACTA